AGCTGGAATCGACCGAAGCCTGCGCCACCTGAAGACTCGCCGCCGGCGGCAGGCCTGTGAGCGAGCCTGTCACCGCGGCCGCGCTCGCCGAATGGCGCGAGAGGCCCGAGAAGTTTGTGTGGGACGTGTTCAACGTCGAGCCTGACAAGTGGCAGCTCGAGGCGCTGCGCGCGTGCGCGAATCCGAATCTCGACAAGCGTCGCGTCGCGATGCAGGCCTGCGCAGGTCCCGGCAAGTCCACCGTGCTCGCCTGGTTCGGCTTGAACTTCATGACCTGCTACGGCCGCGCCGGCGAGCACCCGAAAGGCGCCGCGGTGTCAATCACCGGCGAGAACCTCAAGCTGAACCTGTGGTCCGAGCTCGCGAAGTGGCGCCAGCGCTCACCGCTGCTGCAGCGTCTGTTCGAGCAGACCAATTCGGACATCTTCGCGCGCAACCACCCGGAGACCTGGCGCCTGTCCGCGCGCTCATTCCCGAAGAAAGCGAATGCCGATGAGCTCGGCTCCACGCTCTCCGGCATGCACTCGGAGTACGTGATCTATCTGATCGACGAATCCGGCGGCATTCACCCGGCGATCGGTCGCGCGGCAGAGCAGGGCCTCTCGAACTGCAAGATCGGCGTGATCGCCCAGGCCGGCAACCCGATGTCGCTCGAGAGTCTGCTGTACGCCTCGGTCACGAAACTGCGCGGGCAGTGGCACGTGGTCACCATCACCGGAGATCCGGACGATCCGATGCGCAGCCCGCGCATCGATCCGGTGTGGGCGCGAGAGCAGATCAATACCTACGGGCGCGAGAATCCCTGGGTCAAGATCTACATCCTTGGTAAGTTCCCGCCGAGCTCGGTGAATGCGCTCATCGGGCCCGACGAATGCGATGCGGCCGCCAAGCGCAACCCATCCGAAGACCAGTGGATATGGATGCCTCGAGTACTTGGCGGCGACTGCGCGCGCTTCGGCGATGACTCCACCTGCCTGGTTGAGCGCCAAGGCATGTACACCTCGCCGTTCACGCAGCTTCGCAGCGCGAAGACCCAGGACATCGGCGGGCGCATCATCCGCGCGAAGACCGAGAAGAACATTGCCGCGGTGTTCCTCGATGCAGCGATGGCCGGCGGCGTGCAGGATTATTGCGAGCTGCTCGGCCATCCGATCACGCTCATCGACTTCTCGAGCTCCTCGCCCGACCCGATGTTTGCCAACATGCGCGCGTACATGGCCTGGACCGCGGCCGAGTACATCAAGGCGCATGCGATGATCCCGAACGATCCGGAGTTCATCGCCGAGGCCTGCGCGCACACCTACACGTTCAACGACAAGGGACAAATCCTGGTTGAGCCGAAGGACCTGGTGAAGAAGAAGCTCGGGCGATCGCCGGACAAGTGGGACGCGTACATCGTCACGCATGCGCAGCCGGTGGCCATCGACAATGACTTCGAGACACAGTCGCGCTATCCAGGCCTTCGGGAATCGGGCACCCAGGGCAAGGCCGTGACCGAGCGGCTCGAGGAGTAGGATCGCGCCATGGCCGAATCAAGCAACACACCAGCCGAGCTGCAGCCGATCCTCATCGCCGGCACGAAGCTCGTGTGTGAGCTCGAGCACGGAGACCACTGGGCGCTTACCCCTGACGGCGAAGTCCTGGTCGTGCACCCGGACAAGGTGCCGCGCCTGTATCGATTCAACGGCCAGGCCTTCGTCGAGGAAGAAGTCCCGCTGTCGTGACGCTGAATTAGACCGTGGCCACCGTGCGCTTACATCCTCGCGCGCGTGTGCACATCCCGACCGAAGTCCCCTGCGCCTCCCGCCCCCACACCGGCGCCCGAGTCGGTTGATCCCGCAGTAGCCGAAGCAGGCCGTCGCGAACGCCGACGAGCGCGCACCCGATACGGCCAGGCGGCCACCAACATCACCGGCGGATTTGCCACGCCCGTCACTGCGCAGCAGAAGACGCTGCTCGGAGCCTGAGACCATGTGCAATTCCGATGCGCTCAAGAATCCGTTGAAGGCGACCTTCGGCGGCAGTCCACGTCAGCATCTGATGGGCGCGATCGCCAAGGCGACGCCGATCGGGCTTCCGCATCCAGGGCAGCTGCTCGCGAAGAAGGCCGCCAAGTTCAAAAAGCCCGACAAGACTCACGGCCACTTCGGCGCCTACACCAACGCGTTCGACCAGAAGACCGCGCTCGGAGGCTGACCTAGGTGCCCGACAACAAGGTCCAGATTTTCGACAAGCGTTGCAAGGCGCTCAAGCAGCAGCGCGAGGATCTGCTGCCCGAATGGCGTCAGCTCATGGACGCCTACTGTCCGCGCACGCTTCCGTACCTGCTCGACATCCAGGGCAACACGACACGCCGGCAGCGTCGCAACAAGAAAATCATCAATACGCACCCGGTGACCGCGGCGCGCACGCACAAGCGCGGCATGACCGCAGGGATCGCGTCACCTGCGCGGCCGTGGTTTCGCCTCAAGAGCCCGGACGAGGATCTCAACAAGTTCAAGCCCGTGGTGCTGTGGCTGCACCTCATCCAGCAGATCCTCGAGGACATGTTCGCCCGCTCGAACTTCTACAACGCGATCGGCGTGGGATACGGCGAGGAGGGCATCTTCGGCACCATGGCGCTCGGCATGTTCGAGGATCACGAAGATGATCTGCGCTGCATCACCTACCCGATCGGCAGCTACCTGATCGCCGCGAACGACACGGGCCGCGTCGACACGTTCTACCGCACCTACCGGCCCACGGCCGAGCAGATGGTGCAGCAGTTCGTCATGCGCAATAACTACGGCCAGCCGCTGCCGAAAGCGTTGTGGGACTTCTCGCGCGTGAGCGATGAGGTGAAGACGGCCTACGACACCAACGGCAAGGATCGTGAGTTCGACGTGGTGCACGTGATCGAGCCGAACTACGACCGCAACCCGAGCAGGGTCGATGCGCGGGAGATGGCCTTCAAGTCTTGCTACTACGAGCCCACCCAGATATCGAGCGGGAAGCTGCTCAAGGAGAGCGGCTACGAGGAAAACCCGGTAAAGGTCGCGCGCTGGGATGTTACCGGCGAGGATGCCTGGGGCACGGGACCCGGTCTCGATGGTCTGGGCGATGCGCTCGAGATCCAGTACCGCGAGAAGCAGAAAAAGAAAAAGCTCGACAAGCACAACGATCCGGCGCTCTCGGCAAGCCCGGAGCTCAAGAAGCAACGCATCTCGCTGCTCAACGGTGATGTGACGTATGCGGCGTTCACCGCCCAGGGCGGTCACCCGACGATCAAACCGATTCACGAGGTCGACGGCGAGATCTCCTCGATCACCGCCGACATCAAGGAAATGCAATACCGAGTCTCGCGCGTGTTCGATGAGGACCTGTTCCTCATGCTCTCGATGTCCGAGACCAAGGACGTGACGGCCGAGGCGATCGCGCGCAAGCACGAAGAGAAGGTCGTGATGCTCGGGCCCGTGCTCGAGCGGCAGAACGATGAACTCTTCGATCCGGCCATCGATCGCGCCTTCTCGATCGCGCTTCGCCGCGGGCTGATCCCGCCGCCTCCGGAGGAGCTCGAGGGCATGCCCCTCAAGGTCGAGTACGTGAGTCTGCTCGCCCAGGCGCAGCGCATGGTCGGCGCGAACACGATTGACCGCATGGTCGGATTCATCGGGGGACTCGCGAAGGTGCAGGCCGACGCCGGCGAGGCGCCAGACATCTTCGACAAAGTCGACTTCGACCAGGCGGCGGATGAGTACGCCGAAGCGCTTGGCGTCATGCCCACGATCATTCGCTCGGACGATGAAGTGGCGGCCCTTCGCGCCCATCGTGCCCAGCAAGCCCAGATGCAGCAGCTCGCGGCCGCGGCGAAGCCTGTCGCAGATGCGGCGAAGGCCGCCAAGGATCTGTCGGAAACCCAGGTCAACGGCCGCAGCGCCATTGACCGGATGGTGTCGCCGCAGTGAGCGAGCTCGAGCAGGTCGACAACGCCGCCAATCCGAAGAAGGTCCGCGAGAAGGGGCGCAAAGAAGATCGCGAGGAAAGGCAGCGCGACGACGACCTACGCGAGTTGTTAGCGTCAGATGTCGGGCGCCGCTTCTTGCGCCGCCTGATCTTCGATGTCTGCCATCTCAACCAGACCAGCATCCACCCGAGCGGACAGCAGTTTGCGGTCAACGAGGGGGCCCGCGGCGTCGGCGTGAAACTGCAGGGCGAGATCATGGCGGCCGACATCGAAGGCTGGATCCGCCTCCTTCGCGAGCACCACGTCAAGCCCGACGTGTGACGCAGAATTATTACTCACGGTTTTCCCGGTCCTAGTCTCGCGCCCGACATGAAGCACGAACATTTCGTGCGAATCAGCGAAGGCGACCAATGACGGGCACTGCGACGCAAACAGGACAAGCTTCCACTCAACCTGGTGGCGATTCGGGCGCGGCTGCGGCTGCTGGAGATCAATCGACGACGGTGCTGGGCGGCGAAGCCGCCAAGCCAGGTGAAGCGGCGAAGCCGGCGGAAGGCGCCGCGGCCGCGAAACCCGGTGAGGAAGCGGCGAAGCCTGGTGAGGCTGCGAAACCTGTGGACGGCGCCAAGGCGCCCGACGACAAGGCGGCGAAGCCCGGCGAGCCGAAGGCACCCGAGAAGTACGCGGACTTCAAGATGCCGGAAGGCATTGAGTTGGACGCCAAGGCTGTCGAATCCTTCACGCCGATCTTCCGTGAGATGAACCTCACGCAAGAGCAGGCGCAGAAGCTCGTCGACACCCAGGCGGCTGTGCTCAGCGAGCAGGCGACCGCGTACCAGGAACAGCTCAAGGACGAAGGCTTCGCGCTCGAGGCGGTGGGCCACACCCTCGCTCACCAGCGTGAGACCTGGTCGAAAGCCTTGAAGACCGACTCAGAGATCGGCGGCAAGGATTTCGACAAGAACGTCCAGACGGCGCAGCGCGCGATCGCACGCTTCGGATCTCCACAGTTGAAAGCGGCACTGAATGCCACGGGCCTCGGGAATCACCCCGAGTTCGTGAGGTTCTGTTTGAAGGTCGGCCATCTGGTGACCGAGGACACGACGACGCTCGGTGGGAACGGCAACGCCGGATCCCGCAAGGCGACCGAAGACGTGTTCTACGGCTCCCAGGCTGGTTGATAGCCACCAATAGCAGTTAGGAGTTCAGACAAATGGCGACCTTAGGCGGCACAGTAAAGACCCTCTCGGATTGGGCGAAAGAGCTCGATCCGGATGGCAAACCGGCGCGCATCGTCGAGCTGCTCGCGCAGACGAACGACATCATTCCCGACATGCCATTCCTTCAGGGCAATCTTCCGGTCGGCCATCGCACCACGGTGCGCACGGGCCTCCCCACCGTTGCCTGGCGCCTGCTCAACGGCGGCATCGCCTCGAGCAAGAGCACCAGCGCGCAGATCGATGAGCAGTGCGGCATGCTCGAAGCGCTCTCCGAGGTCGACGTCGACCTGGCGAAGCTCAACGGCAACGAGAAGAGCTTCCGCCTCAATGAGGCGAGCGCCTTCTTCGAGGCGATGAACCAGGAGATGGCCGGCACGCTGTTCTACGGCAACAGCGGCACGGCGCCCGAGGAATACACGGGCCTCTCCATACGCTACAGCTCACTGTCTGCGGCCAACGGCCAGAACATCGTGGCGGGCGGCGGCTCCGGTTCCGACAACTGCTCGATCTGGCTGGTCGGCTTCGGCCCGAACACCGTGCACGGGATCTACCCGAACGGCAGCGAGCTCGGCCTGCAGCACAAGGACATGGGCGAGCAGCTCGTCACCGTCACCGCCGGTGTCGGCGGCCAGCGCATGCGCGCCTTCGTCGATCACTACCAGTGGAAG